AAAGATTACGAAGCAAGGCAGAGATATGAGCAGGAAAGCCGTAGGTATTACGAAGAATATTACAATAACTACAATCAGGGCTCAAGCAGTGGTTACGGCGGTTTAATATCGAATAACTACAAGGAAGAAGATAAGGCAGTTTTGAAGCAGTTCTACCGGGAACTGTCGAAGAAATTTCATCCAGATGCGAACCCGGATACAGACACTTCGCAGCAAATGCAGTTATTGAACCAGTTGAAACAGGACTGGGGATTGTAGTTACTTGAAAGGAATATGCAACACCTACGATTAGAGAGGAGAAAGAATAGAATGAGTGTGAAAATTAAAGTATCATATACCACGGATCAGGAGCTGCAGGAAATCGTCAGCTTGCTATCTCCTGTGATGAAAAACGTTAAAATAAAACCACAGAAAGGAAAATTTAAAAGGGCATATATCTCGCAAGAGTTGGAGCAAAATGCTAAGAAATGCTAAGGTATTCGGAGCTTTCGTAATGCTAAAAAGAAAAAAGGTTAAAAGTGTGTTGATAAATGATAAGGGGAACGCATATACTATAGTTAGGATAAGTATGCATAAGGAGAGATAAAATGAACAAGAAACAACCGAAACCGATTATTAAACCGTTTGCAAAGGACATGGCAAAGGAGTTCTTTAAAGTTGGGATTAAAGAGTGGATAGAAGAGAGTGGCCATACTGTGTGTCATGAAATAGTTGCGACTGTCAATTTGGCTTTTGCAGCAGAGGTGTGCATGAAGGCAGAATTAGGGTGTAATAGAGATCTGGAATCAGGGCATGATTTGAACCATCTGTATGATCAACTAAATTCAGAAATCCAAGATCAAATTTTTGAAAAATATAAAGAATTTTCAGGGGAATGTAATAGGAATCAATTCGAGAAGGAGTTGGAAGAATCGGGATTAGCATTTGAAATCGGAAGGTATTTTTACGAGGGAGATTTTGAGGAAGAGAAGATACTTCAAACAAGTTTTATATTGAATTTTTCAACAGCTGTTTTGATGGCACTGCAGGGCGTTTCGATGCAAGATTTAGTTGAATTGACAGGGTATCAGTTCACAAAAGAAGACTTGTTCGAATTGCTGTAATATGCTATAATTATACCATAACAAATATAACAAGTACCCCAACAACAGTTGGAAGCCTAAAGGCGTGGGAATGACTTATGGACAAAAATGTCTGAAAGTTGTTTCTGCGCCTTTTTGTATGCGTGGGTAGAGAACAGGAAGGAGAAGTGCAACAGTGCAATATGGAGTTGTGAAATGGTTTGATCCATTAAAAGGGTACGGGTTCATTGCAGGAGATGATTGCAAAGATGTGTTTGTTCATCAAAGCAATATTTTAATGAATGGTTTTCGGACATTGGAAACTGGGCAAAGAGTAAGATACCAAGTGGATCAGACAAACAAAGGAAACATAGCAGTAAACGTAGTAGTGGAGTAAAGGAGAAAGAAGAGAATGAGTAAGATTGATACAAATACTGTGAGAGAAAAAGTTGTTACCATGATGGGAGATTTAAGAGAAGTTGTTGACTTATATATGCGCAATGAAGAAGAGGTGGCAGTAGTAGAGGGTAATCACACCTTTTCGCGAGAGTATAAAGACACACAGATTGAAAAGCTTAGAGAAAAGGCAAGAGCATCTGTCAGAAATAAATTTGATAGTCTGCGATCAAACTGTGAGATGCTAATTGAGGTATTGAGGGCGAATGATAATATCTATGATTTTTCAGATCCAGAATTTTCCTCTTGCATTGCGCTGTTATCAGCAGCGGATAAGCCGTTACCGATTGAAACTATTCTGGGAATTGCAGGAAAGTTCTTAGGAAACCGTCAGGCATTACTTGCATTGGTGGAAGTGGCCAAGGGAACAAATAAGGACACTTTAAGCAAAATGATTTTTAATACAGAATCAGAGATGGAAAGATTGCAAGAAAGGCTGATTGAATTAGAAATCAATTTCCCGTCTGGCATTTTGATACTTCCAGCATTCAAAGACGATTTGATCAAGATTGTAAAAGCATGCGGAGAAGAATTGACAGATAAGGAAAAGGACTTAGGTGTTGGATATCAAGAGATTGTTACGATGCAGATGCGAGCAGCTATGGGATTGGATAATTAAGTAAATAGATGGAATGCCTCAGATTTTTCAGATGGATTATCTGGGGCATTTTTGAAAGGAGAAAGATATGGGTAAGATTAAAAGGGTAATTTCCATCATCCATTCGTTGAGTGTCATGAGTATGGAACAGATCGAAGAGGCGAAAATCATTATAGAGCAGGAAGAAACATTCAGCGGGTCGCAGAAAATAAGATTTACAAGTTTGTGTGACTGGGCAATTAAAATAAAGCGGAGGTATCGAAGTGGCAAAAGGGAAGTATGAATACTGGCTGACTCCGGAAGGTTTACTTGAGTTGGAAGGATGGGCGAGAGATGGCTTAACTGATGAACAGATCGCTTACAATATGGGAATCAATAAAGCAACGCTCTACCGGTGGAAAGAGAAGTATTGCGACATTTGCGACTCCTTAAAAAGGGGAAAAGAAGTTGTTGATCGTCAAGTCGAGAATTCATTATTTGAAAGAGCGCTTGGCGGCACTCATGAAGTAAGAAAAACTTTCAAGGTAAAAGAGAAGTATTACGATGATCATGGGAAATTATGCGAAAAAGAGAAACTTGTGCAAGCAACGGATGAGGTGTATATACCGGGAGATACAACAGCACAGATTTTCTGGCTTAAGAACCGGAAACCTCAGAAATGGCGGGATAAATGGGAAATTGAGGATCATAGTGCAGTTGATAAATTAGATATGATTTTAGCGGAAATGAAAGCGGCAGCAGAAGCGGAGCAGGGAAACAACGGGGAGTGATTCTAATGGATAATGGACAGATTGTGAACCGGATTCAGACAGGGGAGAATGAACAGGAGAACATGACGCTGCTGTGGCAGCAGAACCGGAACTTTATCACCATGATTGCAAGAAAGTATAGTTCCTGTGCAGAAATGGAAGATTTGGAGCAGGAGGGCTATATTGGGCTGTATGAAGCGGTCAGACATTATGATGCATCATCAGAAGTACCATTCATCAATTATGCTGCGTTCTGGATCCGGCAGGTGATGCGCCGGTATATTGACAATTGCGGTAGAGTGGTTCGGATTCCAACACATGCAGTCGATAAGATGCAGCGTTATAAGAAGATCAAAAGTGAGTATCAGAAGTATTATGGAAAAATACCTACAGACAGGGAAATGAGCGCCTTTATGGGGATGGATGAAGAAAGTCTCAAGAGCATAAAGAAAACGGCAGCAATGGGGCAAATACGAAGCCTAGACGAGCCTATCAACAGTGATGGGGAAGATATCTATATTGGTGATACCATTGCATCGAAAGAGAACATAGAAGCTGATGTGATTGATCGTATTGATTCAGACCTTATGTGCAGGGAACTATGGGCAGCAGTTGACAGACTTCCAGATCTGCAAGGAAAAGTATTGCGCTGCCGGTTCTTGGAAAAGCAAACCTATCAGCAGACAGGGGAAACACTGGGAATTAGCGTGAGTGCAGTCAGACAACAACAGGATAAGGCAATGAGCTTACTGAGGAACAGAGGAAGAAATAAAGGGTTTATAGGATACCGGGAAGAGTTCTTGCCTGCTGCATCCATTCATCATGTAGGAGTCAGAAGTTTTCAGCACACTTGGACAAGCGAAGTAGAAAGAGAAGCATTGAGCCTGTAATGGGCTATATATATGTTCTATAGCAAACGTGACTATTTCCTCAGCGAAGCAAATAAAATGGAAAATAGAGGGCAAATAGAACGCCACAGGGCTATTGCAGTGAATAGCATCCCCCCTCCCTTTGAGGTGGCAGCAGGAGCAAGGGAGAATCGGGAGAGAGGACTCTTTCCAATAGAGCGGATCTGTGAAAATAAATTTTCCGGCAGATAAGGAGGTGAGAATAGATGGCAAGATATATACCACAGAAGCAAACAATCATCGACAGAACAGTCAGATACATGAAAGAGCTTGGAACCTATAAAGTGCAGTATAAACAGGTAATCGAGATATATGCAGACATGATTTATCAGTACAATGTGCTAAGCAAACAGTTTGAAGAGTCTGGATACGAAGTGATTTTGGACACGGAGAAAAGTGGGGGCAAAAAAAGCCCTATTCTCGTGAGTCTTGAAAACCTACGAAAAGACATCGGAACGTATTCTGACAGACTGATGTTAAATGCAAAAACGTACAATGCGGAGATTGAACAGCCGAAAAAAGAGAAATCTGCATTTGCATTATTACTGGAAAAACAGCAGGGAAAGTAAATGGACTTATCCCATATTAACAGTCCGCATTTCGATACGGCTGTGCGTTATGCGGAGGATATCGTAAATAAGAAAGTCTTGGTGAATATAGACAGAGTACTTGCGTGCAAGAGATTCCTTGCAGATTTAGAACGTAATGATTTAGATTTTCGCAGCAACCAATTTGATTTTGTAATTGATTTGATAGAGGGAACCATTCACCATGTACAAGGTGAGGACAAGAACGGTGTTAGTTTTAAAGGCACTCCAATGATTTTGACTGATTGGCAGAAGTTTGTCTGTGTAAATTTATTTGGATTCTTTCGAAAAGGAACAGATATTAGGCGTTTTAACGAAGCGCTTATTTTTTTACCGAGAAAGCAGGGAAAAACATCCTTTAGTGCTGCGCTTGCTGAGGCGAAAAGCATTCTGGACAGAGGATCTGGTGCGAAGACATATATTGTAGCCAATTCCGTAAAACAGACAATGGAAAGTTTTGGATTTTTGGTAGATAACGTTGAGACTTTACGCGGAGATGTTGATAAGTTGAGAATCCGAAACAACAATCAGGAGCACTCCATCAGTATTGATTTTGGAGATGGTACCGCAGAAATGTATGCGATTGCCAATCAAGAAGATAAGCTGGACTCCTTAAACTGTAACTGCCTGATTCTGGACGAGCTGCATTCCTGGAAGAGAGCAGCGGCAAAGAAATATATATTAATGAAAAATGCTATGAAAGCGTATCGGAACAAGCTTTTGATTGGTATTTCTACGGCTGGTGATATTCCAGATGGTTTTTTAGCAAATAGGTTAAATACGTTACATGGAGTTTTGGATGGAACAAATACAGAAAAGGCGTATGACTCCTATTTTATTTTTATTTGCAAAGCAGATCAGGACAAAGAAGGCAATGTTTTAAACAGCAAAGGCGAGATCACGACATTGGATGATCCGGAAGTATTGCAGATGTGCACGCCGTCAATCGGAGTCACTGTTACAATAGAAGACCTTATGGATGATGCAGCGCAGGCAATGAATGAGCCGCAGCTGAGAACAGAATATTTAAACAAAACACTGAACATCTTTACGAATGCTTTAAATGCTTATTTTGACATCAACGAATTCAGATCATCTGACGATGAATATAACTGGTCGTTGGAAGAGCTGGCAAAACTGCCGATTACATGGTATGGCGGCGCTGACTTATCAAAACTTCACGATCTGACAGCCGGCGCTATTTATGGAACATACAAAGATGTGGATATCTGCATCACACACGCTTTCTTTCCGAGAGCGGCGGCAATTAAAAAAGGTGACGAGGATGGAATACCACTATTTGGCTGGGAAGAGGATGGATGGCTGACGATGAGCAATACAGCCACGGTACTTCCAGATGACATTGTGAACTGGTTCATCTCCATGAAGAAGATGGGATTCAAAATCAAAATTGTCGGATTCGATAAGAAATTCGGGCGAGAATTTTTCTTGAAAATGAAAAAAGCAGGATTTAAAATTCAAGATCAGCCACAGTACTTCTATGTAAAATCCGAGGGATTCCGACATATTGAGGTAAAAGTAAAGAATAAGAAATTCTATTACCTGCATTCGGATGCTTTTGAGTACTGCGTACAGAATGTACGGGCGATTGAAAAAGTGGATGACATGATCCAGTACGAAAAGGTAGACGGAGACGGCGGCGTAAGACGAATTGACTTGTTTGATGCAGGGGTATTTTCGTGTTGCCAGATGTTGTCTGACATGGCACTTGGAAATGCAGCAAATAAATGGTTAAAGAGAGAGTAGGAGAAAGAATGGGCGTGAAAGCAGAATGCGAAATCCTTTATTTATGTGATGGGAAAAGATGCGAGAAATGTAGTGGAAATTGCAAACATACGACTGATATATCTCACGCTAAAAATAAGGATGATTTTATTGACAGAAAATGTACTTGCCTTGGAAGAGCTGAAAACGGGAGACTGATTTTTGCAGAAGACGAAGGATAGGAGGCTAAAATGGCAAAGAAAAAGAAGCAGAAGAGTATTAGATCAGAACCACAGAATAAAGTATTTGTGTATCAGGGAGCTACGTTCTCTGATTTTTTATTGCCTTCCGGGTACACAACGCTGGCGCAGAACCCGGAAATTCGGGCGGCGTGTCAGAAAATTGCGGATCTGGTTTCCGGTATGACAATCCATTTAATGGAGAATGGCCCTCATGGAGACATCCGGATTAAGAATGAGCTATCACGGAAGATTGACATTAATCCGTATTCGCTGATGACGAGAAAAGCGTGGGTTTACAACATTGTTTACTCAATGCTCTTGCCGGGTGATGGGAACGCAGTCGTCCTTCCGGTGATGAGAGATGGATACATTGACGAGTTGATTCCGTTAAAGCCATCCATGACAAGTTTTGAAGAAACGACGACAGGATACAAGATAGTCTACGGAAGTGAGGAGTATGACCCAAGCGAAGTGCTACACTTTGCGATCAATCCGAATCCGGAGTATCCGTGGAAAGGAACAGGCTACAGGCTTGCTTTAAAGGATATCGCATCGAATTTAAAGCAGGCGAATGCAACCAAAAAATCTTTTATGAGCGGACAGTATATGCCGAACATTATCGTCAAAGTAGATGCAATGTCAGAGGATTTTGCGAACGAAGCTGGAAGAAAACAGATCAAAGAAAAGTATCTGAAAGAATCGAAACCGGGCGAACCTTGGATTATACCGGCAGAATTTTTGGAAGTATCCGAGGTAAAGCCGTTATCCCTAAAAGATATTGCAATCAATGAATCGGTGGAGATTGATAAGAGGACGGTTGCATCCTTATTGGATGTACCGCCTTTTTTCTTGGGAGTTGGAAGTTTTAACAAGGACGAATATAACAACTTTGTCCGAACAAGAGTGAAATCCATTGCGGATGTATTCCAACAGACACTTACGAAAGGTTTGATTCAGAGCCCGCATTGGTACTTTAAATGCAACTCGAAAAGCCTGATGGCTTATGACACCAAGGAGCTTGCGGAAATCGGCATGAACCTATATATCCGAGGGATCTACACAGGGAATGATGTACTGAATCTGATTGGTGATTCTCCGAAGGACGGATTGAATGATCTGATTATCCTCGAAAACTTTATACCGCAAGGCATGATCGGGGAGCAGAAGAAATTAAACGGGGGAGGTGATGAATAGTGGAGCGAAAAAAAGAAAACTTAACCAGATCGTGGAAAGCGGAGTTTGAAACACGAGAAGCGGAGGACGGAAAGAAAACAATTTCCGGATACTTCGCTGTTTTTAATTCCGAAACAGAGTTGTGGCCGGGAGCTTATGAAGAGATTGCACCAGAAGCATTTGCGAACACCATGAGCAACGACATCCGTGCTCTGACAAACCATGATGACACACTTGTACTTGGACGGACAAAAGTTGGAACTTTACGCCTGAGAACCGATACAAGAGGTCTATGGGGCGAAATTGATATCAACGAAAATGATTCAGACGCAATGAACCTGTATGAGAGGGTAAAACGTGGAGATGTGGATCAGTGCTCGTTCGGTTTTAACATCGTGCGTGAGGAAACGGACTGGAGAGATGACGGCACTGTGAAATGGACAATACGAGAAGTTGATCTGCACGAAGTGTCTGTATGCACATTCCCGGCTTATGAAGATACGGGCGTACAGGCGAGACATGCACAGGTGGAACAGTATCGGGAGAAACAGTTGGTGCAGTGGCGAAGCAATGCCACGAGGAGATTGAAAGGAGAAAAGTAATGGCTTTAAGACAGTTGATGCTTGCGAAACAGATCGCAGACAAAGAAAAGGAACTGGAAGAAATGCGTGGAAAAGACGCAGAGTTTGAAACAAGAGAAAAGGAACTGGAGACATCCATTGATGAAGCGAGCACAGAAGAGGAACGCACTTTGGTAGACGATGCTATCACAAAGTTTACTGAGGAGAATGATGCTCATAATGAGAGAAAAAGCAAATTGGAAACCGAATTATCAGAACTCCGTGAGCAGATGAAGGGATATGAAAAAACACCGGAAAGAAGGGAGAAGAAAAAAGACATGGGTAGAAGAAATGAAGAAGAAATTGAAGAAATGAGAAGTGCGATTAACGCATTTGTGAAGTCCAAAGGGCAGGTAAGAGAGGGCGGATTTAAAGAAGCAGATGCAGGTGCTCTGATCCCACAGGAACTCCTTACACCACAGGAGAAACCAGAGGACATCGTTGATTTGAGAAACTATGTAAAAGTAGTAGGCGTAAACAGTGCATCTGGAAAATATCCAGTAATTGCGAAATCTGGAAGTAAAATGTCTACTGTCGAAGAACTGGAGCAGAACCCAGAGCTTTCCAAACCAAAAATCTCAAATATCGACTATAGCATCGCAACAAGAAGAGGATATATTCCAATTTCTCAGGAGGCTATTGATGACGCCGACTATGATGTAACAGGTCTGATCCGGGATGAAATCAATGACCAGTCCAGAAATACAAGAAATACAGATATCGCAACTGTATTAAAGAGTGCAACGGCGAAAAGTGTTACAGGGCTGGATGGACTGAAAGACTTGGTGAACAAAGAAATCAAGAAAGTGTATCCTGTGAAATTCATCATTTCAGCTTCCTTGTATGCCGAGCTGGACAAGTTGAAAGATAAGAATGGAAGATATCTGCTGCAGGATTCCATCGCTTCCTCAAGCGGAAAAATACTGTCTGGCAAAGAGGTAATCGTTTTGGATGACGAAATGATCGCAGGAGCTGGCGAATTAAAAGGTTTTGTCGGTGATCCGAAATCATTCTGCACATTCTTCGACCGCAAACAGACAAGTGTTGAATGGGTAGATAACCAGATTTACGGCAAACTGCTTGCCGGAGTTGTGAGATATGATGTGAAGAAAACGGATGCAGACGCCGGATTCTACATTACATACACACCGGGGGAATAATTCCCTCTGACGATGTGGCCTTAGTTGGCAGAGGGAAAGTCGGAAAGGCAAAAGTAGGTAAAACAAAATAGCGAGGTGATAGTATGGCGTACACAAAGAAAGACTGGGAAGACGGAGAAGTAATTACAGAAGCAGCAATGGACAACATTGAGAACGGCGTATCTGCAAATGATACAAAAAATATACAGCAGGACGGAAAAATCAGCGAGATCGAGGGAAAACTCGTTAATGCAGTTGCCGGATCTAAAGATGGTTTGATGTCTAAAGAGGACAAAACGAAATTAGATGGCATTGCAGCACAGGCAAATAAATACACTCTTCCAGCGGCGAATAAAACAACGCTTGGCGGTGTGAAACAGATGGCTTTGATCGAAGATTTGTCCACAGAAACAGCGACTGACCTGAAAGATAAAATCAATGCGATTCTTGCGGAGATGAAAAAACAGGGGATCATGGCGAATTCATAAGGAGTATGCTTATGAGAGTGATTGTATTGCAACTATTAAAAGACAGACTTGGAATCTCTACAGATAGTAGGGATTCCGTCCTTTATGCGATCATAGATGGTATTCTGGACGAATGCAAAAATGTACACGGCGTTCGCATCACAGAAGAGAGATATGACCACATCCTGTTTGTGCTGGATTGGGCTACGTGGAAGTACAATCATCCAGAAGATGGAGTGATTCCGAGGAGCATCCGGTTTCGACTAAACAACCTGATGATTAAGGCGGTGCAAAATGAATCGAACATGGGATGAAAAAGTGGTATTGATATCTTCCAACGGGTATGAAGAGGATGAGATCGGTCAGCAAGTACCGATTGAAACGGAACAGGAGCTCTGGTGTTGCAAAGAGCAAGTGTCCAGAAATGAGTTCTACCTTGCTGGACAGAACAACATGGAAATTTCAGAGATTTTGATCGTGCATCCTTATGAATATGAAGGACAGAGGTATATCCGATTCCACGGAAAGAAACTGAAAGTGATTAAGACGTATCCAATCAGCATGGAAGAGTTGGAACTGACCTGTACGGAAAGGGTCGAAAAATGAGCGAAAGCATAAGTGCTGACAAACTCGCAAGAGAAATTATGCGGCAGATGGAAGAATACACAGAAGAAGTAAAAGAAACCACACAGGATGTTGCCATGAACGTTTCCGAAAAAGCTGTGAAGAAGTTGAAAGCAAACAGTCAAAAGAGCAGCGGACGGTACGCAAAAGGATGGACAAGGGAATCTGGGAGAGATGGAATAACAGTGTATAATAAAAAACCGACATATCGCCTAACTCATCTACTGGAAAAAGGACACCAGTTGAAACGTGGTGGAAGAAAAATCGGTGAAGTACGAGCATATCCGCATATCGAAGAAGTGGAACAGGAATGCATAAAAGAATATGTAGAAGAATTGGAAAGGATACTGTGAAATGACATTGCCAGAATTAAAAGACAAGTTAAAAACGCTAAATCTTCCGATTGCGTATCGTTGTTTTGCAGTCGGTCAAGTACCAGAATTACCGTACATCGTATACTATGTGGACGAGGATATCGGATTTTATGCGGATGACACCGTGTATTACGAGGGATACGCCGTCACGATTGAGGTATACACGGATCAGAAAGACTTGCAGTTGGAAGAAAAAGTAAAGGAACTATTAAACAGTAATGAACTCACGTATGAATCGTACGAGAGTTTTTTAGATTCCGAAAATATGTATTTGAAAGCATATGAAATTGAAATATAGGAGGTAAAGAACATGGCAGGAACAGCAAGAGCTGCACAGACAGGGAAAGAGAATAAAGTAGAATTTGGATTGAGGAACTGCTATTACGCTGTTATTACAATGGATGAGAGTGGAAGAATCACGTACGGTGCACCGAAGAAATTGCCGGGTGCGGTAAGCATCACATTCGACAAGAGTGGTGATCTGATCCGATTTAAAGCTGATGACATTGATTATTACACAAACGCAAACAATCAGGGATATGAAGGTACTCTGACACTTGCGAGAGTTCCAGAAGAATTCCGGACAGAAGTGTTAAAAGAGGAGAAAACAGAAAAAGGAGTGATTCTCGAAAACTCTGACGCACAGGTAGCGAATATCGCACTGATGTTTGAATTTCAGGGAGATGCCAAGGCAACTAGACACCTCTTTTATTACTGCTCTGTAAACAGACCATCTGTCGGAAGTACAACAAAAGACAGTGGAGAACCGAACACAACAGAACTTTCGCTTGTGGCAAGTCCGAGACCGACAGACAACTTAGTTAAAGCATCCACAGCAGCAGGAGTTGACGAAGCAACATATAACTCTTGGTATACAACAGTATATGAAAAAGCGGGGGAATAGCACCCCCTGAAGACCTCGCCTTGGTAGGCAGGGGAAGATTGGAAAGGCAAAAGTAGGTAAAGCGAAATAAAGGGGTGGAGCGATCTGCCCCAATAGAAAAAAAGCGGAGGATGTTATGGAAAAAACAATTTACATTGACGAAAAACCAGTGAAACTGAAATCGACAGCAGCACTGCCAAAGAGATATAAGGCGCAGTTTGGAAGAGATTATTTTGCAGACCTGATGAAAGTAGCGAAAGTGTTTGGAAAAGGAACGAAAAGGAATTTTGGAATACAGGATATTTCTTTTGCTTCTCTTGACCACATGGACATGGAAGTATTTTACGACATCATCTGGACAATGGCGAAAACAGCAGACAGGACGATTCCTGATCCATTGGAGTGGTTGGATGGATTTGAGGTATTCCCACTCAATGAAATCATGGGAGAGGTAAAAGATTTACTTACAGATACCATGCCGACAAGTAAAAAAAAATAAGTGACAAAGATTCATCAAGTGGAGAGCCGTTCACAAATGAGTCTTTTTTTTATGTTTGCCGACAGGTTGGACTGACCAGCGAAGACATGGAAGAAATGACCATCGGGGATTGCTTGGACTATGTACAGGAGTATATCGATAACCAGAAAAAGGATGAAAATCCTACTGCGAGAAAAGCAACACAGGAAGATTTTGATAATTTTTAAAGAGGTGAGAGAGTGGCGAATAAGAAAATAAAAGGAATCACAATAAAATTCGGTGCGGATACAATGGCGCTCAGCAAAGCTTTAAAATCCGCGGAAGATACATCAAAAAGTCTTGGTAGCGAATTAAGTTCTGTAAATAAATTATTAAAATTTGACCCGAAGAATACGCAGTTGCTTGCACAGAAACAGGAGTTATTAAGTAAACAGGTCGAAAATACCAAGGAAAAGCTGGAAGCCTTAAAGCAGGCACAGGGAGAAGTAGAAAAGAAGTTCAAATCTGGTGACATCGGAGCGGAAGAATACCGAGAATTTCAGAGGGAAATTGCGAAGACGGAACAGGATTTAAAATCTTACACCACGCAGATTAGTCGAATGGAGACTGAGCAGAAATCCCTAAAAGAAAGCACGAAGCAGTTGCAGACGCTGTTTGAAGCAACCGGAAAGTCCCTAGATGATTTTCAGGACGTGCTCGGCACAAGGCTGACAAATGCTATAAAAAATGGAACTGCAAACAGTGACGATCTGACTGTTGCACTCAACAAAATAGGAAAAAAAGCGCTTGGGGCAGAAACTGACCTGTCAAAGATGAAAGCTACATTGAATAAGGTAGATGACGGGGCGAGTATTGATGAAGTGAACAACGACCTGAACGAGATGAAGAAGAATTCAGGTGAGGCAGGAGAAGCACTGGACGGTATCGGAAAAGGAATTGTTGCAGGAAACATGATGCAAGCCGCTGAAATCATAGCAGATGCAGGGCAGAAGATAAAAGAGTTTAGTGACAACGCAAAAGAAGCATTTAATGAGGTAGATGCCGGATCTGATGCAATCATAACAGCGACAGGTGCTACAGGGAAGCTTGCTGAAGGAATGGATAATGTCTATAAAAGCATTGCGTCCAGCCTTCCGATAGACAACCTTGAAAACATCGGAAAAGTAATTGGGGAGATGAATACGCAGTTCGGGTTCACCGATGAAAAATTACAACATGCATCTGAAAAAATGTTGAAGTTTTCGGAAATTACTGGATCCGATGTGGTAGCATCAACGCAAAATGCAAAACAGGCGATTAGCGTATTCCACATGTCGAGTGATGATCTAGACAGCGTACTTGATGATGTTGCAAAAACAGCGCAAGACACGGGCGTATCTGTAGACGATCTATTTCAGAAAGCGATTGAAGGAGCACCGCAGCTGCAAGAATTGGGATTGAGTTTCTCGGACTCAGTAAAGCTGTTGGGGGCATTTGAGCAGGCAGGAGTAGACGGGTCTGCCGCATTAAGCAGCTTATCAAAGGCAGCGGTAGGTTATGCAAAAGACGGTAAATCACTCAGTGACGGATTGGCAGAAACGCAGGATAAAATTTTGAATGCGACTAACCAGACGGAAGCCTTAAATGCTGCTGCTGAGGTATTCGGAACAAAAGGTGCTGTGAGGATGGTAGATGCCATCCAGAGAGGCGTTCTGAACCTGAATGACCTAGGAGGCGCTGCATCAGACAGTCAAGGAACTGTGGAAACGACTTTCGAAAATACTTTAGATCCGATTGACGAAGAAACGGTTGCGCTAAATAACGTAAAGTTGGCTATGGCTGAGTTTGGGAGTGCCATTTCAGAAGCAGTAGCCCCAATTCTGGAAGCACTTGTTCCTATCATTCAGAAAGTTGCAAAGTGGTTTAGCAGTCTTTCTGGAACAAGCAAGACTATTATAGTCGTAATCGGTGGGATTGCAATGGTGATTTCGGCTTTACTGCCGATTCTTGCGGTTGTAGCTGGTGGAATAGCAGCGGCTGGAGGTGCAATGGCATTTTTGACAGGAGTGCTATTACCAGTAGCCGGAATTATTGCCGGAATTATTGCAGTGGTTGCAGCAGTTGTGGCAGTAATAAAAAACTGGGGAGATATCACAGACTGGCTGTCCGAAAAATGGAATGCATTTAAAGATTGGATGTCTGGATTATGGGACTCTATATCGGAAAAAATCCAGGGAGTGTGGAACGGCATTAAGGATTTCTTTGCTGATATCTGGGAGCAGATCTATGACGTCATAGAAGGACCACTAAAATTCATTGAGGGAACAATCGGTGCAGTGATGTATGCGATCTACGCTGTGATATATACAGTTTGGGAAGTGATTAAATTCGCACTCGAAAAAGCGTGGAATTGGATAAAAGACACTGCAAGCTCCATTTTTATTCCTGTAGCAAATTTCTTTTCCGGTATCTGGAATGGAATCAAGGATACTGCAACTGGAATCTGGAACAGCATTAAGGGCACGCTCGGTGGAATATGGGATTCGATCAAAGAGAAAGCTATGGACGCTTTTTCTTCTGTTTGGAAGTTTATTAAAGACGGATTTAACAATCTCAAGGATACTCTTGGAGGAATCGTGAAAGGGATTGCGAACGCAATTGTGAAACCAATAGGTGGAGCAGTAAATGGCGTAATTAATGGTGTAAACTGGGTGCTTGATAAAGTAGGATCGGACAAGCAATTTGCATTGTGGGAAGTCCCGAAGTTTGCAAGAGGAACTGGTGGCATCCCAAAAGACACACTTGGTATCGTAAACGACCAGAAAGGCTCTACATACAAGGAAATGATCGTTCCGCCACATGGAAAACCATTTATTCCAGAGGGGCGTGACGTAGTCCTGCCATTGGAAAAGGGAACGAAAATCATGCCAGCCAACCAAACAAAGAGTTTTCTGGAAGAACTTCCGCACTTTGCAAGTGGAATCGGTGAGTTTTTTGGCGGTGTCTGGGATACGGTTAAAGACTTTACAGGAAATGTATGGGATTACATCACGCACCCAAGTAAAATTGTGCAAATTGCGATTGATAAATTTACGGATTTAACGGGAGCGTTTGAACCGTGGATATCCGTTGCAAAAGGTGCTGTCAATACAGTATTTGATAGCGTTGTTGGTTTTGTAAAAGGGATATTTGATACTCAGTCACATGTAAACTACAATCCAAGTGCAGGAGTGGAACAGTGGAGAACTCTGGCCACAAGGGCATTACAGATGACGGGGCAGTATTCCGAAGCTAATTTGGAACGTCTGTTGTATCAGATGCAGACAGAATCCGGTGGAAATCCGAATGCGATTAACAACTGGGATATCAACGCGATTAATGGGACGCCATCTAAGGGACTCATGCAGGTTATTGACCCGACATTTAGAGCCTATGCAATGCCCGGATACGATAAAAACATCTACGATCCACTATCTAATATGCTTGCATCCATTCGATACGCAGTGTCTACGTACGGAAGCCTTGCGGCTGCTTATCGTGGAGTTGGGTACGAGGATGGTATTGGAGATATCAATTTGTCCGATCTATTACCGAGTCTGCCGATGTTGGACGTGAAATGGTTTAAAGATGGTGGAATCCTTACGAAACCAGCATTATTCCAGATGCCGTCGGGAGGAATCGGAGGAGCTGCGGAAAGAGAAGCAGAAGCGATCACACCACTGCGATCGCTAAAAGGTTATATTAAGGAATCAATCTTGGAGATTATGGGCGAAAAGGATATTAATCTAAATATCAATCTGACAACGACGCTGGACGGAAGAGTTGTCGCACAGCAGACGGTTGGATATGCCAGACCAATGATAAAAAAGATGGATGATTTTGAGAAACTATTAGGAGGTGAGAGAGTTGGGCTTGCTTAAAGCAACATATGGAGGCGTAGAGATTCCGGTTAAGATTACAAGACTTGACCGGAACTTATCACCTTCCATCACAAATAATACAAGGAGCATTGAAAATGTAAATGGAGGAGAGTTTACGCATTCCACGTACTCTCCAAAACAGATTGTAATGGAGTTTCGTATTTCAAACTCTACGGCAAGGGAACTCAGTGAGTTCCGCAGAAAAATGTCAGAAATTCTGTATAGTAAAGAACCAAAGAGACTGATTTTTTCTGACGAACCAAGCATTTACTATGAAGCAATCGTGGATGGGGAACCGGTGCTGGGAGAGGATGATATGTACAGCACTGGCACAATCACATGGCTCATTCCGGACGGAGTAGCATACTCTACCGCAGAATTCTCCTTTGACGGAGTACAAAAAGACGGCTACCAGACCATCACCATCCAAAACAACGGCACCGAATGGGCAGATGTGGATTATGAGATCACACACCAACACGAAAACGGATTTATCGGACTTGTGAGCCAGTATGGAGTGATCCAGCTCGGAAAACAGGAAGAGGCGGACGGAGAGAACTACGAAGCGTCCGAAGAACTGTTTAACGGTTACGGCTTGTTTCAAGATGATCATGGCACCTCTTATCAGAATCCGGAAAACACCACACAGGGAACACTCGAAGTTAAGAATGTTGCCGGATATAACGTGATGGCATTAAAAGGTGGACAGGCAACATCCGGGTACTGGAACGGTGGAATGAAAACACTTACTATCCCAGTGGACAGCGAGGGCAGACGTGGGGCGAAGAACTTTTATTGCTACACCCAACACTGGTTTGAGACTGGCTTAATGGGACAGACAGGAGCACAGACCATTGCATTTCTGACGGGAGATAACAAGGTGATTTGCGCCATGTCTATTAACAAAAGTGATACAGTTGGAAACACGGCTCGTGTCGAGTGGTTTGCCCCAGGGAACACCTTGCTCAGACGGGAAGAGTTCCAGCCGACAGCCTACGAGGGCAATCCGTTTAACCTAAAAATGGGATGCCACAACGACTTTTTAAAAGAGGGAGAAAAGCTGCGGATTTTCTGGTATGGAAGTTATATGGAGCGAAATATACCGGAGATCAAGGACATGGAATGTGAGAAGATACAGGTCTGGATCGGGCAGTGGGGAGACAGAAACCTCACGAACCAGTACGTCACGCACAATTATTTAAAAAGTATCTGGTTCCGTAAGGATAACGTGGAAAAATACCGAGATGTGCCGAACCGGTATCGTGCTGGAGATGTGGTGTCCATAAATGGAGAGAGTACAAAGGTCTATGTAAACGGGATGCCGGCAAAAGGAGATGAGATTAATGGATCCAATTATCCAAAAGTTCCACCGGGAACAACGGAAGTCCAGTTCTGCTACTCTTCCTTTTCTTCTCCACCGCCGCAGATTAAAGCGAAAATACGGGAGGTATATTTGTAATGGATAACATCAGAATTGCGATTTTAAGCGCAAATAACACGCCAGTAGCGTTTATGGACAACGGGCATAAAAAGTCCATGCACTACTGGAATGATGAGCTACGCGAATACTTACAGGGAGCAGCGAATACTTACACTTTTACGGTAAATGCAAAGCATCCAGACGCACAGCATATCAAAGCTGGGAATAAGGTGGCATTTACTTACAAGGGGAAATCTTACTACTTAAATATTGTAAATACCGATCAGACGGAGAAGACAATTACTGCTACGGCATGGTCTCTGTCGTTTGAGCTTATTAACGAGGATGCTGGCGAATACAAAGCTGGAAAAGCCATGAGCTTTGAAGAGTACCTTGCCGTTTTTGACGCGGAGAGGACACTAAAATTGGGGCTAAATGAGGTATCGGACAAACGGATCACCAACGAATGGACAGGTACAACGTCCGTATTAAAGAGATTATTCTCCCTGGCTAATGTCTTTTCTGCGGAGATCGAATTTGCGACAGTACTGAACAGAGACTACTCTTTAAAAGAGATTGTCCTAAATGTATATCGGAAACACTCCGATACAGACAGCGGAGTCGGAGAATACCGGAATGACATTGTACTGCGGTACGGGAAAGGAATTACCGGAATTCGAAAAACCACAGATGCCGAGAAGCTTTACACCTGCATCCAGCCGACCGGAAAGGACGGTCTGACAATCAATGGTCTTGACAAGAAAGAATACGATGAAAACGGCAATATCGAGTACTTTACAGACGGTGCGATCATCCGCGCACCACAGGCAAGGGACCGGTTCCCATCCAACATCGTAAATAAGGCTGATGCTTATATCCTGATGCGTAAAGAGTACGATACAGACAGCAAGGACAAGCTGTACAGCATGGCATTATCTGACCTCAAGACCGCATCCGAGCCAGTAGTAACCTACGAGGTGGACGGATATTTTGACACCAACATCGGGGATACGGTAAGGATGCAGGATCAGGAGTGGACACCAGTCCTTTATCTACAGGCAAGAGTATCAGAACAGATCAGGAGTCTTACCAATCCAAAAACTGCAAAGACGGTATTTACAAACTACAAAGAGCTTACATCCGAAATATCCGACGATCTCATCAAAAGGATGCAGGACTTGATTTCAAAAAATAAAGTCTACACCTGTTACATCTCTACAAACAACGGCATTATCTTTAAAAACGGCATCGGCAGCACTACACTGACTGCCTACGCTTACAACAACGGTGTGGATGTGTCTGGAAATCTGGAAATCCGGTGGAGTAAAGATGGGACAGAGTTTTATGTAGGTAGGAGCGTGACAGTAAATGCAGAGGATGTGGATACCAAGGCGGTGTACTCTTTCGTGGCAACTGAAAATGGAATCCGGCGTGGATATTATGAGGTAACAATCACCAAGGTGGACGATGGAGCACCGGGAGATCCTGGAAAAAACGGGGATGACGGAAAGGACGGTGTAGGAATCGAGAGTGTGACCAAGTATTATCTGGCATCCGAAAAAAGCACGGGAATCACGGTATCCTCTCCGGGATGGACGGACACGAAGCAAGACATGACCGAAACCAAGAAAAACCTATGGAGCTACGACCTTATCCGGTACACCAATAGCACGGAAACCAAGACCACACCTGTGATTATCGGTGTACGTGGAGACAACGGAGAGACAGGGGATAGTGGAATTATCGTGTCTCCCACACCCCCGGAAAATCCAAAAGTAGGACAGCTCTGGCAGACAGCAAGTGGAGAACCAATTAAAAGATGGGATGGAAGTCGTTGGGTGCTGCATTACGTATCGGTCGAGAATCTGGACGTGCAAACATTGAGTGCGATCGCAGTGAATGCCGGCGAATTAACAGCAGGTAAGATAAAAAGCAAAAACGGGATCATGCTCATAGATATTGACGCAGGGAAAATCGTAAGCAAATTGATTGATAATGGAGTTGTCGACAGCACGATGGAACTTAATTCCGCTTCCCTTGCATTTTCCGGTAAGGACTCGGGAGGCAATCCTGCAAATATGACTTTTTCCATGCAAGGTCTAGCATATATAAACCAAAATACCGGAGGACGTTCGAAGCTTGTGTTATCAGACGGAGATATATATGCACAAAACGGAAACAACCCATTAATTGGTTTGTCTTCGTACAGAAAATACGATTCAGGGGCAATCAAAGGGCCTTTCATCGAATTAAATTCCTCAAACTTCATGAGAATCGAGCTCATAAGGACTGCTTTTGTTGTAACCTGTACAATTACTATGCAAGCACAGTTTCCGAGAAAGGGACGATTCGAAAATATAGTGGAGACAAGCATTCCTGATGGATACAAACCTGCAATAGAGGTATTATCTTCGATAAGCGAGGTTAGTAATGGAGTAATATTCGGAACAGGTAGGTACGTAATTAAAAAAGACGGTTTAATAACTATAGATGTGGAAAATGAAGCATACCTTGAAAGGACACTTACAACTACTTGGATAACGGAAAACTAAGCGGAATTGAGTAAAGGAGCGAAAAAATGAGAATTTTAAGATTTATAGCAAATGGACAGATACTTGAGCCTGATCCGGAATGTGATTTTACAGGATTGATCTCCGGAACAGAAGGATATCTACAAGCAGAGTTTGTATTTGATTCCGAGTGGACAGGGTGCCGAGTTGCGGCGTCCTTTTTTAATCTCGGAAAAGAATACCCGACAATCGTAGAAAACGGGAAATGCGAAATCCCAGCAAAAGCATTAGACTTTCAGGATTTTTACGTGCAGCTTACAGGAATTCGGGATGGATACAAGATAACAACAAACAGGAAAATTGTAAGGCAAAGGAGACCGAATGAATGACAGAAGCAGAGAAGTTATTACAGGAGACAAAGAGTGCGGCAGTTGTGGCAGAGTCGCAAGCAGAAGATATCTGCGTGATTGACTCCGACCTAAGAATTATCGGCATACCGGAACAATTTAAAGTCCTTGGTGTCGAGCACGATAAAGATGTAAAAGTGATACAGTTTCGGATTCCGAAAGTTTATAAAGGTACAGATCTGTCTGCGTTTACTATAAGTGTAAACTACCAAAATGCCAGAGGAACGAAAGACCGGTATGTTGTTACGGATAAAAAAGTGTCCGGTGACCAGATCGAGTTTTCGTGGACAGTCGGAAAAACAGCGATTGAATACAGAGGGGACACCCGTTTTATTGTCTGTATGCGTCTCACGGGCTCTGATGGTATAATCCAAAAAGAGTTTAATACTACACTCGCCACAATGACCGTACTGGAAGGGCTGGAAGTTGACAATCCAGTGATCGAACAGGAAGAAAAAGACATTATCGCACAACTGTTGCAGATCGTGGATGACAAATCCAAAGAAGCAGTACAGGCAGTTACAGCAGAGGGTACAAAGCAGATCAAAGCGGTACAGGCTGCAGCGCAGGAGATTGCAGCAGACAGAGAGCAGATTAAGACCAACAAGGCAGATATCGCAGATTTAAGACAGATGAAGGCGGGAGCGATTATCAACAGTGCTAAAGGGGAGCGTATCGCTGTCGGAGATTCGGCAGACGCGTTTTTTGAGGGATTGAAGCTACATGGGAAGAGTGAGCAAAACGGGTCGCCCACACCAGATAATCCGATACCGATAAAAAGCTGTGGAGATGGTGGAGCTATTGGGATTAGAGTGCTGAGAAAAAATCTATGCAAAGTCACTTCGGTGTTAAATGCGAGCTTTGATGAAAACACAGGAACTCTAGTCAATAATGCTAAAAACAACACTGTCAAATCTTATGTAAAAATACAAAAATACAAAGGAGATAAGTTTTTGGAAGAAATTCCCGTGAGCAATACCGGAAAGACGGAGAAAATATTTTCCATTAACGGTACTTTTGATAGAATCCGATTGACTTTCGCTGGTGATAGATCTGAAGGAAGTATTAGTATAGATGTTTCTTATCTGAATTACGGTGAATACACACTCAGTATGGATATAGAAGAGATTGGAATGAATGAAGGAAGAATTTCGAAAATCATGTTGTTAAATGAAGGGGAGTCCGATGAGATTTTTGAACCATTTCAACACCAACAAGCTTCACTCTCCACCCCAAACGGTTTACCCGGTATTAAAGTAGATTCTGGCGGTAATTACACAGATTCTAACGGTCAACAGTGGGTTTGTGATGAGATGGATTTCAAGCGTTGGAAGTACGTGCAGAGAATCAGAAAGGTAAATCTGGAGGATCGCTCTTTCCACAAGCAAGCTTCTGATAGCTCTCTGGATTATTATCTTTTTGCAATTACATGCGAAGATAAAGCTGTGAAAAACATATATAAAAGAGCTGTACTTTGCAATACGTTTATTGCAAAAAATGGTCAAAACATGCAGAATATAGACGGAATTGAAGGGATATCTACAAATCCAGGTGTAGCGTACTCGAATTATATCTATGTAAGGATAAAACCAAGCAGATTGTCAGGTGTAGGAGATGCCGCTGAATTTAAAAAATGGTTAATCGATAATAACGTCCAAATTATCGAGCAAATAAACCCGATCGAAACTGACATCCCAGAAGAAACAATGCAAGCATACCAAAAACTCTACACCAACTACCCATCTACAGTTATTCAGAATGACTCTGGAGCTGGTATGGAAGTGGAGTATGTAGCGGATACCAAGCAATTTATTTTAGACCAGATAAAAACTCTTGTACAGGCTTAAAGATTGGAGATGGAATATGGAGATAAGAGCAAGACCGTAATGGTCTTATTTTTATACTTTAAAAACAGAAAGGAAAGTGAGGATATGAAGAAAATGGAACAGTTAGCAAATATAAAAGCGTTTTTATGCATGGTATTCGGAGCCATTGTTGGAGGATTTGTAAACCTGATCGGAGGATGGTCTGAGGACTTAACTACATTACTTATTTTTATGGGTGCAGATTTTGTACTCGGGTTACTGATCGCTGCCTTTTGGAAAAAGAGCAACAAATCGGAGAACGGTGCGCTAAGCAGCTACTCTGCGTGGAAAGGTTTGTGCAGAAAAGGGGTGTCCTTGCTGATCGTACTTATTGCATATCGGCTGGATGTCACTCTCGGCGTAGACTACATCCGCACAGCCGTAGTACTGGCATTTATAGCAAATGAGGGTATCTCGATTTTGGAAAATGTTGGAATTATGGGTGTGAAATATCCGGAAGCGTTAAAAAAAGCACTGGATGTTTTAACAAATAAATCACAGGAGCAGGAGGGCGAGTAATCGTCCTCTTTTATTGTGCGACATCGCACAGGAAGGAGAAGAATGATTATGAAATTTGAACAGGCATTAAAAGCAATGAAGAACGGAGAAAAAGTAAAACTGCCATCTTGGGGTGGCTATTGGTATTGGGATTCGGACAAGGAAACGGTAATGATTCAATGTAGACCACAGGACAGTGATAATGGAGAATTACTTGATATCAGAGAAACACAGAGGGTTGAGTACACTCTTCTCAATGTGGCATCTGACGAATGGGAGATTGCAGACGAAAAGAATTGCCCGGTACTTGGTGGAATTGCAACATTTTCATTTGGTGAAGCAATCAAATATATGAAACGTGGAATGAAAGTGAAACGTAAAGGCTGGAACGGAAAGAGTCAGTACATTCAGCTTGCTACCGGAATCTCATATAAGGCTGCATCTGGGGAGGTTGTGAATTGTGAACATGAAGCCATTGGTAATATGGCAGTAGCTTTTGTCGGTACATCTGGTGTACAAATGGGATGGCTCGCATCACAAGCTGATATGCTGGCAGATGATTGGGTATTTGTAGATTAATTGTGCGACATCGCACAGAGAGGAGAAAATATGAGTATTTGTCGTGGAGTAGCAGGAAACAGAGGAAGAAATCCGGTAGGAATCTTTTTTCACAATGACGCTGGAAGCAAGAACGCCAATGCAGAATTTTACAGAAATTGGTTACAGACACATCCGCTTGAAAATGGATTTGCGCACTATTATGTAGCACAGGATGGCATCTTACAGGCAGAGGATGACTGGAATTGCGCTTGGCACTGCGGAGACGCAAACGGGAACTTAAATTATCTTGGCATCGAAACGTGTCAGAGTATGGGTGATCTGGATGTATTTAAAGCAAATGAGGAAAAAGCATTGCAGCTGGCAGCACAGAAGTGCAAGCAATATGGAATCACACCAAGTACAAGCACGATAAGGCTACATCAGGAAGTGTATGCTACATCTTGCCCTCACAGATCTGTGGAGATTCACGGTGGCAGGGAAGCTACAAAATCCTACTTTATTAAACGGATTAAGGAGTACATGGGTGGTAATGTCACGCCGCCAACTTATGTATCTGGAGGACAGGCGCAGGCTCAAGCTGCACAGAGACAGCCGGAAGTAGTATTTACTTACGCCGTCAAACTGGAAGACGGTACAATCTTACCATTTGTCCGCAATCTCACAGACTTTGCCGGGATACAGGGTAAGCGCATCACGGATGTAGCTATTAAGGTAGACAAGGGATCCGTAAAATACAGAGTTCATGTGATCGGAAGAGGGTGGCTACCTTATGTGACAGGATGCAACTGGAAAGATCACAATAATGGTTATGCCGGTACAGGACAGCCAATTGACGCAATCGAGGTGTACTACAATACTCCAGCAGATTATGCGGCAAAATACGGCTACCAGAAAGCCCAGTACCGTGTCAGCCCTGTAAATGGAGCTTACTGGTCATGGCAGTATGATAACGAGACTGGAAACGGACAGGACGGATATGCTGGAGCGTTCGGACAGGCAATCGATCGGTTCCAGTTGTTCTAATAAAATCCCCTCGGAGATCGTTCTCTGAGGGGTGAATATTGTATCAATCTTATTGAATAAAAACATTCTATTTACAACACACTTACAACAAAAACATTGATAAAGCTTATAAAATCGTTATTAAATCTTTAAGCATTTGTATAAAAATAACAGCCAGCACATGAACAAATGTTCTGGATTGCAAGCTGTTTCCGAAGATGATACAATATTCGTGGATTTCAATAGCATATCTTCGGATATGTAGACCGTCTCAGTGTTGGTAGCACTGGGGCGGTTTTTCTTTACCATTCCGTTGATATCAACGTGGTGGTTAATAACGTAAAAGACCCCGTATTGCTACGAGGTCTACGCATAATAACTTAGAACTTATAATAATGCCCTATAGGCGTGATTCAAGGTTTCCATTGCTAAGTTATTATATAGTGAGCATACTACTCGTGTCAATAAAAAATCATTTATTTATAAGCCAAGTATTTGCTTTTTCTTAATCGCAAACTCATCTTCTGTAATTATTCCCTGATCAAGAAGTGACTTGAATTTCAAAATTTCATCTGCTTCAGAATTGTTACTATTAACTGTATTTGCCTGATGTTTATTTAAAATTTTCCATTCTACATATTCTTTCAGCTCCGACATTAAAGCCAACTCTTTTTTTGTAAATAAAATCGAATTTTCATCACGTACTGCGCCGGAAACGCCACGTTTAGTCTCTAAACTTCCAGATAATATAAATTGCAAATATCCGGTTGTAAATCCTGGCTCTTTGAATTGGATTGCGGTAATGTTGCTGAAAGGAAAAGTTTTTGTACCAGAAAAACCTCTATTTACTGCATTCATAAAACCACGTTGCGTAACTTTTACGGCGATATCATCTACTTCAACAGTATACTTTCCGTTTGACTTCAATCGGAGCTTTACTGTTTTTCCACCATTCAATATTTCTTTTCCTTTTTCCTCTTTTTTAAATAGATCCATTTTATCCTCCTTTTCGTACATTAACACCACTTTACTCTATATAAACGCCGTAGCGATTATATCATTCCAATTACTTACTTAACAGAACATCATGTAAGCCCAATAAAACAACAGAACAATTGTTCGGAAAAGTATTGAATCAAATTACATAATGTAGTAATATTAAATCAAGGAATTTCGAACGTGCGTTCTAATATGAACACTAGGAGGGTACATGCCATGGACACAAAAGAAATCAAAAAAATCTTACACGAACTAATTGAGAGAATGGATGATAAGCAGTTATCCAGACTCTATCAATTAGTTCGAGGGATTTTCGGGAAAGCAGTTTAGCTTTCCTTTTTAATTTCATTATATTGTTCCATGATCATATCCCATTGTTCATCAGGAACACTGTAAAGCAGTTCTAATAATACGGAAAGAGCTGCTTTTTTTGATGGAGAAGAGTTCTCCATTATATAACCAAATCGGTTATATGCTTTTTCATAAGGTGTAACCTGTATAAATGGTTCTCCTGTTCCATTTCTTAGCCATTCTTCGTCAACAGAGAATTCTCTACATATAGAAGAAATAACTCTGTCCGTTACAGCAATTCTTCCAGCCTCTATATTTGCTATATTTGCCCTTGAAAGTCCCAATGGTTCTCCGAGCGCTTCTTGAGTTATATGCAAATATTCTTTTCTTAAAATTCTAATTCGTTCGCTAATATTCAATTTATCACCTCGTTTCTAAAATAATGATAACATAAACAAGATGTTTTGTAAAGCACAAAAATAATTTTAAAAAGTATTGACAAACACGTTTTAGTAGGATATAATGTGCTTAACAAAACAAATGAAAGCGAGGTGAGAGAGATGAAAATATTGCCATTGCGTATCGAGAACGGAAGATTGATTCTGGATGGTGTACGCCTTACTGGTGTTGAAGGATACACTATAAAAATTAGTTCGGAATTACCAAAAGGCAACGCCGAACTAAATTTAAAAATTATAGTATCCTTCCCTGAAAATACGCAAGAGCAAAATCCTTTGCGAGATTAAAAAGTATTGGAAGAGAAGTGGTTCCGGTAGCCTTTAGCTTATTCCACACGGTGTCAGTCCGAATATTAGCCAGAAATTCGTGACCATATGGAGATAAATCAGATACAACTCCAGATTCACCGAAATCATAGGAATTATAACCGTCTATCAGTCCAGCCTTATCGCATTGTGATATATGGTATGCAAACTCTTCGTATGTATACCGGCTTAGAATGCCACTTTCAACGGTTGATTCATCAAATGTCCACCTAGATTGGTAGCCGGTGTTGCTTTCAATTTCAATCAGTATGTCTCTAATGCATTCAGGATTTAATTTCATGGTTAAAACACTCCTTTCTTAATTTACTCGGCATTGGCAGATGCCTGTAAGTAAATTATAGGAGATATGGAAACAAATGACAATAAAGATTCAAAAAGAAAGAGGTGAGAACATGAGTGAAACATTAGAAAACATCACAAGAAATCAGGAAGAGAAAAGATTGGAGGATTTTAAAAGGATTGCAGAGAACTGGGACAAGCTTCCGGAAAGAGCACAGGGAAAGATCGATGGGATTATTTCGATGGCTGCATCTGCATTTTTGAAAGAAACAAAGAAAGCAAGATGATGAAAGGACGAACAATGAACGAATTAAAAGTAATTGAAAATGAACTTGTCCCAGTATACGAGACAAGCACAGGAGAAAAAGTTGTATACGGTTCAGAACTGCATGAGGTTCTTGGAGTTAAAAGCAGATTTAACGATTGGGTTAAAAATAGACTTGGAGACGTAGATGCTTGCGAGAAAGAAGATTTTGATACGCTTACTAAAAATTTAGTAAACGGCGGAACGCAGAAGGAATACATAATCAAACTGGATACTGCCAAAGAAATGGCAATGCTTGAGCGGAACGAAAAAGGAAAGCAAGTACGCAGATATTTCATCCGGGTAGAAAAGAAATACAAAGCGGCATCTCTTGCCACACAAGAACTCTCACCGCAGTTACAGGTCATGATTAACTTGGAAATCGAGCAGAAGCGTCAGGCAGAGAAGCTTGAGCACGTGGAAGAACGGATTGAAAGCATCCGTGAGGTTGTTGCAATCGATACAACATCATGGAGAGAAGATACCGGACGAATCTTGAGAAGAATCGGCATGGAATGCGGAGACAGCAAGTCTTATCAAGATGTAAGAGCGGAATCCTATCAGCTGTTGGAAAAACGCATGGGAGTGAATGTAAAACAGAGACTCACGAACAGGCGTAGGAGAATGGCAGATGAGGGTGTTTGCAAATCCAGAAGAGACAAATTGAATTATCTTGATGTGATTGCTGATGATAAGAAACTGATTGAGGGATATACGGCTATTGTAAAAGAACTGGCTATTAAATACGGAGTTGCATAGAAGAAAAGGAGGAAAAAGAGGATGTGTTGGAGTGGCAGTCCGGGAACACCGGGAATGGATCCCGTTCAAGAAGCAGAAAAACGTACAGGAAAGATGTTCAATGCTCAATCGCAGAGAATGGATCAAATTGAGTTTGATGCGTTAAGAAAAGAGGCAGAAGAACTTAAAACAGAAGTGGATAGCCTAAAACATAAGACCCTCTGTCTGCTTGTAACACTTGTTGTCTTTGTGATTTTTGCTTCATTTTCAGTTGTGAATATGTCAAGACAGTATTCAACTATCCATGACTATTACATGGATTCTCGGAGTACTGATCAGGAGATAAGTCAATCTCTGGAAGAACTGATTCCGAAGATAGAAGTACTTCAGTCAGAATTTAAATAAGGAGGAAAAAGACAATGTTTAGCACTGTAAAAATAGAAAACGGGGTAATTTTAGACGGCAAGAAACTTAAATGCGTGAAATCATACAAATTAGAACAGAAAGAGAGAGATGATATCGCAGAACTTACAGTAAATATGGATGTTCGGTTTTTTTGTAAGGACGATAAGCCGTCCGATATCAAAGTTGGAACTATTAAGGCGGACAAGCCATCTTCATTGAGGTTGGCGGACTTGGCAAATGTAATTGGAGAAGATGCACCCGTGAGAGTTGTATACCAAACTGGAATGGGTACGGCAGTAAATATATATGAACCTGGAAGCATTTCCGGAGAAGACCCCAAATTTTTGGAAAAACCTGTGAAAACAATAAGAACCATTATTGACACGCTGGTTATAGAATTGGAGGATTGACATGGAAATTGTAATAGCAAGCACCATCTGCTCGATTATAACATCAATCGTTACAAGTCTTGTAGTGACACGGGAGTCTATGAGTATTATCCAAAAGGCTGTTGATCATTTACTTGATGTCAACATGAACTTTGTTACCGATGTGACAGACATGATAATTGATAGGTTTGGAACGAAGCGTAAATAGGATTGAATGGACAACATACCTTGGACAATCCAACCTGCATACATAGTAGAGAGGTGATGATTTTGATCGTAGAAACAGTAAAAGTAAAAAATGCAACAATCCGAGTACATGATGATTGTTATGTGGATCGCACAGAAGAGGAAGTTAAAAAACTTATAGATGGATGTTGCCGGATTATTCAGGGAGCATTGATACGAAAAGAGAAAACCGCTTAGGCGGTAGAAAGGAGGACAAGCATGGAGATTAAAGGAACTTATCACTGCCAGACCACCCAGCAGCCGAACGCATTAAACAGTTGGGATATCCGGTCAGTCTCTGTAGAGCTGCCGGAAGTGCAAGACAAGCCTTACTGGCACAAGGTTGCAGTAGCCGTGATCGGGTTCGTGCTGGCGTTGATCGGATGGTGGTTGATATTTGGGTATTAAAAATGAGTACCTACAAAAAGGCTGGGGAGCCGTAGGCACTCAGGAAAAAATACGATTCTATATTAACAGATTTTAGGAGGATAAGCAATGGATAGAAAGAAAATACATGAACTTTTAGACTTAATTCTTGAGATTCAAGAGCGTGGAAAAGGTAAGGATGGGTACCCTTATGTAAACATTGAATTTTCGAACTACGGTAGCAGAATACTTCTCTGCGCGCAAGAAAACGGATTTGTTGCTAATAGAGATTACGATTTGTTTGACAATATTGCAACAGATAAGCAACTAGATGATGCAATCGTTTTGGCAAAAGTATTACTGGAAAAGGCAGTAGATATGGTGGGCAAATAATATGTACGGATATACAGAAGAACTGGAAGAAATAACAGATCAAGAAGCGGCTGAAAAAGACAGATATTTTAGGGTACGCAAAAGGCACTATCAGAATTATTGTGATTTTATGGAGGAAATAACAAATGGCGACATTATACGAAATTGATGAAGAGATTTTAAATTGTGTAGATCAGGAAACAGGCGAGATTATCGACCCGGAAAAGCTGGCACAGTTGCAGATGGATTTTGACAAAAAGGTAGAGGGAATTGCTCTCTGGATCAAAAACCTCTTATCTGATGCAGAAGCAATCAAGGCAGAGAAAAATAAACTGGCTGACCGCCAGAAATCATGTGAAAACAAGGCAAGAAACTTGAAAGAATACCTGTCTGGATATTTGTGCGGAGAAAAATTCAAGACAGCAAGGGTCAGTATTTCCTACCGAAAATCAGAGAGCGTAGAGGTGCAAGACATTTCAAAACTGGATGAAGAATACTTGAAGTTCACTGATCCAGAGGTGGACAAGACCAAGGTGAAAAAGGCACTGAAAGATGGAATTGAACTCTCTGGTGTTGTATTGGTGCAGAACAATAATATTCAGATCCGGTAGGTGATAAATATGGAGTTTAGAACATTAAAAGCGAACGAGATTGAATGTCGGATCGCAACGGTGAAGAGTAATGGGATATCACTATTACTATACAAAGACGCAAGGTGCGATATGAATATCTTGGATGAAACTGTTGGAAAGTTAAATTGGAAAAGAGAACACAGTAGAGACAACGCAAACTGCACCGTGAGTATATGGGATGGCGATAAAGGCATCTGGGTTCCAAAAGAAGACACGGGAACAGAAAGCTTTACCGAAAAAGAAAAGGGTCTTGCATCTGACAGCTTTAAGAGAGCTTGCTTTAATTGGGGAATCGGAAGAGAGTTATATACCGCTCCGTTTATTTGGATCCCATCCGATAAATGCGAAATTTCCGCGAAACAGAATGGTAATGGAAGCACTTGTTATGATCGTTTTCGGGTAAGTTATGTTGGTTATGACAAAGAAAGAAACATAGATGCCCTGAAAATCGAAAATGAGAAAACCGGAAAAGTAGTATTTTCGCTTGGTAGAAATGTCGGAAATTATAATCCGGCTAATCAAGAAGAACCTCTCAAAAACTATGTGACCGAGTCACAGGTAAAAACACTGGAAATTTGCATTCCGAAGCATAAGCAGACAATAGCGAATGTGTGTCGGCATTATAAGGTGTCGGGTTTGCGAGAACTGACAGTGGAGCAATTTAAAAAGCTTATGAGAAATATGGGAGAAGAATAATGAGGTTTACAGGAAGATTGAAAGAACCTGTCGCAGATTATCACAGTGGAAAGCTGACCATTCTATTCGAGCCTATAGAGGACTTCCGACAAGCCTACGATGAGCTGAAAGATTATGAGAAATTAACGCTTGAAATAAAGCCGTACAGAGCAAAGAGAAGCCTTGACGCGAACTCTTATTTATGGGTGTTACTCGATAAATTAGCGGAAAAGTTGGACATCACCAGGTGGCAAGCGTACCTAAATGAATTAAAATCCCACGGTGCTTTTGAGTACATACCGCTCAGGGAAAAAGATATCTATCTGGCACAGTCAGTGTTCCGAATTGTGATAGATCGCGGAGCACAGGAAGTAAAAGACCTAAAAGGGAGAGTTGAAACATTACACACTCTGCAATGCTACAAAGGGTCAAGCAAGTATAACACCAAGGAAATGAGCAGACTCATCAAAGGCGTGTTGGAAGATTGCAGAGAGGTTGGAATACCAGATGCAGACCTTTTGACCCCAGATGAAAAAGAAGAGCTTAGACAAAAATGGGGGATCGAACTGTGAGTATTGATTACAGTGACATGGCATTCCCAAAGCCGAAGCGAAAGAAAAAGAAAAAAGGTCATCAAAGAGCATCCGGCAGACCAAAGAAGCTGTGGAGCATATTTACAGAAGATATGGATCACTGCATGTACACAGGAGTTTACGGAGTGGAGCGTCATCATATTTTTAGCCACACATCGAGAGAAATTGAACTTTCGGAAGATTACGGATTCATAGCTCCACTGAGACCGGATCTGCATCCAAACGGAACAAGGGCAGGAGAGAATGCATCGAAAGTTGACCGATACTTAAGAAAACGCTGCAAAGAGTATTATTTGCAGCACTACGGAACAGAAGAACAGTTCCGGCAAGAATTTCACTATGTTAGTAAGGGTTAAACCTTTGCTATAAATTGTAACCCGTTCATGGCTGCTGTGTAGTACGTCACAAATACCTTAAGTAAGCCAGATTCATTGTCTCCCGGCAACTCCGGGAGCAGAAAGGAGAACGAATGATAATTACAATTCCGGGAAAACCGGTCGGAAAAGCAAGACCAAGATTCCGCGGAGCCGGATTTAAGGTCATTACATACACACCACCCGCAACCAAGAAATATGAAAAGGGAGTTGCGAGGATTTATAAACAAAGCGCAGGTGTTCTTTATACAGAGATACCTCTGAGAGTTCGAATTTTAGCGAAATTTCCGATTCCAGAGAGCTGGTCTAAGAAGAATAAGGAGAAAGCATTAAAAGGAGAAATAAAGCCGAATAAGAAGCCTGACTTAGACAACATTGCAAAAATCATTTTGGATGGACTGAACGGAGTCGCATACACCGATGATAAGCAGGTGACCAGTCTGGAGATTGAAAAAGTGTACTCGGACACGCCTTGCGTGGTGGTCTATATTGCGGAGGACGAGTGATGGCAGAGGTAAAGTGGATCAAGATTACAACAGACATGTTTGATAATCGCAAAATCAAGCATCTGCGGAAATTACCGGACGGGAACAATATTGTCCTGATCTGGGTAATGCTACTCACGATGGCTGGCCGGTGTAATAGTAACGGCATGGTATTTTTAACGCAAAACATCCCGTACACGCCTAAAATGCTGGCAGACGAGTTGGATTTTGAAGAGAATACCGTGAAATTAGCTTTGCAATCACTGGAGCAGCTTGAAATGATCGTGATGGACAATGGATTTTTCTCAATCCCAGGATGGGAAGAACACCAGAACGCAGAAGCACTTGAAAAAATAAGGGAGCAGAACCGGATCAGGAAGCAAAAACAGAGGGAAAAACAAAAAATTGAGTGTGTCACAGAAATGTCACGTGACGTAAGTGTGACAAATTTGGGAAGTCACGCTACAGATATAGATAAAGAAGAAGATAAAGATAAAGATAATAATATATGTGTCCCGTACAAAGAGATCATAACTTACCTGAATGAAAAGACAGGCAAGAAACTAAGGTGGGATGTTAAGAGTAACCAGAAGGAAATAAAAGCAAGATTCAATGAAGGATACACTCTGGATGACTTTAAGACGGTGATTGATAAAAAATACCATGAGTGGGGCAGAAAACCTACAAAAGAGGAATTACAGCGCGGAGTTAATGATATGAGGATATATCTAAGACCAAAAACCCTGTTCGGCAGTAATTTCGATGTTTATCTTAACCAAGAGCAGACGGAAAAAATGCCAGCAAAACCGCCAGTAAGCAGAAATTTAAACAACTTCGAACGCAGAGGATACGACATGGGTGCGACACGTTCCTTGATAACTGCATAAGCAGGAAACAAGGCATATACAAAACTTTTGTATAGAGAACTGATATTCCAAAGAGTGGAATGAGGGGGTAACGCCCCAAAACGCTCTCCTTAATACTCCTACATGCTGTGCAACTGCTGAAATGCACAGTATGAAGCTAGGTGAAGTCGGCAGAGAGATACCGTAAGGCATGAAAATGCCACGAAAGCTGTCCAGCGGTGGGCGGTGTATCCTATATGCCGGAGGTCTATAAAATATCTATGGTGAGAATAACTTAGAGATAAGTTTGACGAACTTGCGAAAGTAAGGGTCTAAACGTAGCTTATGTAGAAATGCATAAACCGTGGTCACGGGGTATGTGGGGTAAAGTAAGAATCCATGTTATGAAATACCCTATTGTGTTACAGGCACAATCAAGCATACAGGCTCATAGCAAGCACCTACGGATATATGGACAGATAGGAATATCGGAACGTGGGAAGCTGTGAATACAAATGGTAAGGATTCAGCAGTCCGATGTTGTAGTGATAGAAAAAATCGAAAGCCAGTAGCAAATACTGGCAAGCCAACAGGCTTTCCGCTATCGGGATAATCTATCTTTATCACAGTGAAATCAGGGGCACGAGCATTGATATTTCCTGTAATGGGAAAAGGAGCAACAGCCCCAAGACAGGATTTAGTTTCATTATTATTTCTAAATCTTTCAAGGTTCTTGTATGACTAATAGAAACCAAGTCCGAAAGGAGGCGGTTGACTTGACTGTCGATACGAACTTAGAGAGGCAACCAAAGCAACAAAAACTGCGAAATGCCGAATATTACGATATGCAAGATGTTATGGATAAGCTATATGAAGAATCCTGCAAAGGAAAATCATTCCATAATCTAATGCACATTATTACCAGTGAAAACAACATACTTTTAGCGTTCAGAAATATCAAAAACAACAAAGGCTCAATGACTAAGGGAACAGACGGCAAAACAATTACACAGTATAAAGGGTGGTCGGAAGAACAGTTTGTCAAATATTTTCAAAGTAAATTTGCAAACTATCACCCCAAAAGTGTACGCAGAACAGAAATTCCAAAGGTCGGGCAGCCTGATAAAATGCGTCCGTTAGGTATTCCCTGTATGGACGACAGGATTATACAGCAATGTATTATCCAAGTATTAGAACCGATATGTGAAGCAAGGTTCCATGCTCATAGTTATGGCTTTAGACCCAACAGGTCGGCAAGCCATGCCATTGCAAGGGCACAATCCCTGATGAATGTCAGCAAGCTGCACTATGTTGTAGATGTTGATATAAAGGGATTCTTTGACAATGTAAATCATGGCAAGCTGCTCAAGCAAATGTGGACAATGGGCATACGGGACAAAAGTCTAATCTGTATAATCGGCAAAATACTGAAATCTGAGATTGAGGGAATTGGCAGACCAGATAAAGGGACGCCACAGGGCGGTATCATCAGCCCGCTACTCTCAAACATTGTTCTGAACGAACTCGATTGGTGGTTGAGTGACCAATGGGAAACCAAAAGCACAAGATACCCCTATACGCACAGTCACAAATATGAAGCCTTAAAGAAGTCCAACCTCAAAGAATTTTTCTTCGTGCGTTATGCAGATGATTTTAAGATTCTATGTAGGGATTACAAAACAGCAAAAAAGATATTCATTGCTGTAAAGGAGTGGCTTTGGGAAAGACTGGGGCTTAAAATCAGCCCTGAAAAATCCAAAATCACAAATGTCCGTAAAAAGAAAACGGATTTTCTTGGCTTTGCATTGTATGTGACGAAAAAGAGTAAGAAGTATGTATCAAAAAGTAATATTTCGGAAAAAGCGAAAAAGGCAATGAAAACCAAACTCAAAGAGCAAATCAAAGTAATACAGCACGACACATCACCCCATCAGGTAAGTCAGTTGAATGCCATGATTCTTGGTATGCACAATTATTATAATACTGCCACAGGGTGCAGTCGTGATTTCCGAGAAATCAATTTCGTTGTCAGCAAGAGCCTAAAGCATAGGCTTAGAGTAAAAACCAAAAAGGCAAAGCGAAACAAAAATAGCAAATCGCCATTGCCTGAAAAAGTGCTAAAGTCCAGAACGTATCAGAAATTTTACGGCAGCTATGGCGGAAAGCCTAAAGTTGTGGCAGGTGTACAAATCTTCCCGATTTACGGTTGTAAGTTTGTTACTCCGAGAATGTTCACACGAGAGGTTAATAAATATACTCCACAAGGCAGACAGCTTATACACAAAAATCTGTCAACCGTTCACTCCCTTATCCAGTATCTATTGGAAACAAAGGAGTATGGAAAATCTGTGGAATATAACGATAACCGTATTTCACTTATGGCAGGACAAAACGGTAAATGTGCGGTAACAGGTGAACCACTCTGCATATTTGACATGGAATGCCATCATAAGAAGCCTAAAAAGCTGGGTGGTACGGACGAATATAGAAATCTTGTGTGGTTAAAATCCGACGTACATAAACTTATCCATGCTACCGAAGAAGATACGATTACAAAATATCTTGATATTCTCAAACTTGATGACAAAGCACTGAAAAAGGTCAATTCTCTAAGGCTATCAGCAGAGAATTTAGAAATAGTAGTTAAAGCAAACTAAATTTTGTTGGAGCGCCGTGTGCGGGGAAACTCGCACGCACGGTGCGGAGTGGGGGAAAATTCGGAGATAACTTCAAAGAATTACCTATCACTATACTCTCTGGAAGAGCAGCTGTTGAATTCAAATTAAGGAGGAGCAAAATGAAAGAAGAATTATTTAAAATGGCACAGGAGTGCCTTTCCGAGGAAGAAGTAAAGGAAATCCTCAGAAATAAATTCAAGGAATCGATAGAATCGGCAATAGAATCAGCGTTTAGATGGGGAAAAGTAGAAAGTGCACTGAGGAAAAAAATAGACGAAGTTATGGTGCCGTACATAGAGAAGTATGATTTTTCGGAATACCTTCCGAAGTTGGATACGGTGCTTACAGAAATCGTAAATTCCGATGCTTGTATCGAGAATAAAAAGATTCTGGAAAATTTTAAGGAATTATCAATCAAGCAGGAAGAAAAAGAAATGAAAGTCACTGATCTGTTTAATGCATGGATTGCAATGTGCGAAAAGAAGATCAGTACAACTGGTCTGGAAGTGGAGTTTGACGATGGACCACACTACGAATCGGTCAGTTGCGAGATGCTAATAGAAGAGCGTGAAAGATCTACTTGGAGCTCCATGCATAGGGCGGTAATCATTTTCGAAAACGAACACGATGAAGGGTTGAATATGGAAATTCCGATATCGAAATGGGATTTTGAGAAAGAGTATACACTTGACAGTTTGGGATGTGTAGACATTAAGTCGTTGAGATGCCTTGGGGAATTTGACATGCTGTTGCTGAGATTGCAAAGAGCGGGAACGAAAATCATCATAAACGAAATGGAAACAGATGGAGAAATATGTCCAGAGGAAGAGCCGGAAGCAAGCTTTAGTTAGGAGGAATTATGGAACCGAAGAAAGTAACAATAAACTACGCTCTGCTCTGCAAGGAACTGGAAAAGCAGGGCAAGACGAAAGAGAAATTCTCGGCGGAACTCGGGAGAAGCAAGTCTTTTGTCTGTAATATGGCGAAGAACCCGGAACAGACAGAAGATTTTGAAAGAACCATGTGTTTACTTCTCGGACTTGAACCGGGAAGTCTGGTAAAAGAGCCGGAAAAGAAGGGGATGACCGCAGCGCAGGCACTTACAGTCATCCGGGATGAGATTTTAGAAAACCGCAGAATCATGCAGGAGAATTTTGAAAAGATCTGGAACAAGCTGAACACCAATACCGTCCAATTGGAAAAGATCAAGGACAAGGTCAATACGATGTCAAAGACCGATTATGACAAAGCTTTAGAGTGGCTGCAAGACAAGATGGAAGGTGGACGCTATGACGGGGCGAAGCTGCTCATGGAATCAGAAGCGGCAGGAATTAAAAGGTCGGACATCGTGAAAGCGAAAGCAGAACTTGGAGTAAGAATCCAGACTACAGGGTACGGAAAGAACACAAAAGCATGGTGGAGTTTAAAGGAGGAGAACCATGGATAGAGGGAAATATAGCTTTAGCGGCAGAATGAAACAGTCAGCCGGATTTAAACAGGGGAATATGGCAGCATATATGTACGGCAGTACCAAGCGCAAAAGAAAGAAGAGGGTGAGAGGAAAATGACAAACAATGAGAAGTTAAATAGCATAACAGGAGAAACGGATACGCCAGAAATCTCCGCAGTGAAAATGCTTTTAGCTAGAATTGAAGAAGATGCAGAACATGGGGATTACGACGGTAATCGTGAAACATATCTAGGACTTTACAAAGCCCAGAAAGAATGGTTGGAAAGAGAGGTTGAAAATGAGTAGACCAGCACATTTTTTGGATAAGTACCGATTCCAGATTGAAGAAATGGTGAAACTCGGATGCACGGATGAGCATATCCATAAAGTCTTACATGATATCCAGAAATCGGAATTTACCAGAGATGATCTTATCCGGTACATGGATAAGACTGGGATTCGGAAAAGAAGAGCAGCGAAAAGATGGACGCGGAACAAAGAGGTTGAGTGGGAAGGTCTTTGCAAGCAGTTAAGGAGAAAAAATGGGAAAAGTTGATGATTATACAGCCGGTAGATCACAGGGATTGATTCTGGCAAGGGAGATTGTAAAAAAAGACGGTATTGAGGGACTGGAAAAAGAAATCCAGTTCCGAAATATCACGGGAGTCAACACGGCGCTGACCAGAAAAGAGTTGAATATAGCCTGTGAGAAAATCAAAAACATGACACTGGACACAATGATGGTGATCGCAGTCGCAACGCTGCATGATGAGTTCGGTTTTGCCGGGAAACGGTGCAAGAGATTTATCGACCGAATGAACCTGAAAGCAGAGTGTCTGGTGGACGATATGGCAACATGGGATGAATATACGAGGATGATAAAAGATGAGATCGGAATCGAGATGACGATACGGAGGAATGACTAATGCCAAAAACAGAAGAAACGCGCTTGCGAAAAGGCGACACGATCAAATGCGCTGATGCAGAGGATTGCGTGAGGACAAGGAATGAGTTGGAATCCTGCTGTATAGAGACGGATTTCCTGCATGAAAAAGATGGAGAGAGCGGTTTATGGTTGAAAATAACGGGAGGAAAATTAGATGAACGAGAAGAAAGTTAAAGAAGCGATAGGAAGGCTTCAAGTTGAGATTAATGCGAAAAGAGAAATGATAAAGTATAATAAAGCATTTTTCCAGAAACAAGATAACAGTTATTTGGAAAGTGATATTGAGGTTTATTGCACAGCAATCGAAGCACTGGAAAAGCAGTTGCCGAAGAGACCTAGGGAAAATGGAACAGGAGAGTGAAAGAATGATTAAAGTAAAAGTAGAAGCAAATTATGGATTTGCTGGAACAGATATGACATTTGAAGAAGAATTTGACGATGATGTGACAGACGAGGAAATTGAAGAAGTTATTGGAGATATGGTTATGGAACAGGTTGATTGGTCATGGGAGAAAGAGTAATTATGAGTAGAGAAATCCTTTTTAAAGCGAAGAGAATAGATAATGGAGAATGGGTGGAAGGATATTACGTTTATTGCAGGAAACGACATTATATTCTTCAGGTACTAAATAAAGCAATTGGCTTTGATGAAAGAGAATACGAATGGGTTGAAGTTGACCCAGACACTATCTGTCAGTACACAGGACTTACCGACAAGAATGGTAAGAAGATTTGGGAGAATGATATTTTGCGTATAGGCGAAAATGCAAAATTAATGGTATCATGGCATCATTTTAAAGCAAGCTGGGTATTAAGCAAGAAAGGTTGGATGTACAATCATTTCTTTGGAGAATCCGTTGAGCCGGAAGATGTAGAAGCAGTTGGAAATATTTTCGATAACGCAGATCTGTTGGAGGTGGAGTGATGAACGCATTAGAGAAAATCGTGGAAGAAATCGAAAACATGAAAAATGATGCCTACGAAACACTGAAAGAAGAAAGGAAAAGACATGGATCAAGCAAAACAGCAGAAGAGCTGGAAAGCTATCTTTATGGCTTGACTTGTGCAGTAGATATTGTGGAGAAGTATGTGGGTAAGGAGGAATAACATGGACATTTTAATCACAATCGCATTCCTAGCCCTGTACTACATCCTGGGGCTTGGAACTGTGATTACTTTAAAGACAGGATTGGAAGAAGATGTGGAGTTGGAGTGTGAGGATTATTTAGCAGCGGCATGCTTCCCGATACTGCTGTTTGTGGTGTTTTTGGATTGGATCGTGCGAAAGATAGTGAGGTAGAAAGATGAAAAAATTTAATTGGGATGAATTTAAAAATAAAGACAATAAGATTGCGGTGCACTGCAAAACCGAGGAAGAAGCGGTAGACTTTTGCAAGCAGATGCATGAACATGGAATGAAATGGAACGGTGGTTTTAGTTATTTGGACTATACGAATTATCGTATATACAGAGAAGGAACTTGTTATATAGCAAAAGGTGAATACTGTTTTAAAAATTATTACGAAAAAAGGGGATACACAATCTTAGAATGGAGTGATTACATGCAGAAAGAATTTACAAAGGCAGATTTGAGAGACTGGATGGTAGTCGAATATAATAATAACTGTTTCGGGAAAAGACTTGTTATAGGCGGCTTTTTGATTGGAGAAGATGGATATGCGGATTTGGGAGACTATAACGAAAACTTAAAAATTATGGAAAGCGATATTGAAATAGTTAGGGTATATAAGATTAAGCGCATGGGAAAATTTAGCAGTATCATGAAAAAGCACAATCTTGAACTCATCTGGGAGCGCAAAGAACCAAAGAAAATGACAGTGGAAGAAATGCGACAGAAGCTTGAAGAGTTAACCGGAGAGGAAATTGAGGTGATGCAGGAATGACAAGAGACACTATGAAACGCAGAAAGGAGACGGCAGGAGTCATCCGAAAGATAGATGCACATGATATGGCTAAGCATGAGCCAACAGAGAACGCCAAAAAATGGATGAAAAGAAAGGCGTACTCAGTAGAGGACTGCTTAAGAAAATGGGGAGTAGATACGAAAGGGAGTGTTGCCAGTGGACAAGAAAACACTGAAAAGGTATAAATCGAATAAAGATAGACTTATCCGGATTGAGGAGCAAATACAGGAACTATGCGAACGAGAGTCAACTGTGGTCATGGGGAAAGTAACTGGATCCAGCGCAGATTTTCCATACACCGAAGTGAGAACGTCTGTACAAATGTATGATCCTTACGAGGAAGAGAATATAAGACGTCAGATCAGAAGAAAAGAAGCAGACAGGATGCGGATTCTGAAAGAGCAAGAAGAAGTCGAGGACTACATAAACAGGATTGGTGATACGGAGATTAAAGAGATATTCGAGTTATCGTTTATTGAGGGCAAGAAACAGGATGAAGTTGCGGAGATAGTAAATATTGACAGAAGTTACGTGTCGAAAAAAATAAGTGATTATCTCAAACTTTCACACTTTTCACAAAAATAGTATGCTATAATTATTCTAGAACGATTATATATTGTTCTGGAACAATCTTTCTAAACATTCGGAACACCGCCGGACTTCTGCCCTTTCTCGTCTGGCGGTGTTTTGTGCATCCTTAAAATTATACGCACAAAATACGCATAAAAGTATTGACAAAACAATATACAATGCGTATAATATACGTATAAACAGAAAAGGAGCGTGAGTCTTGAAAAGAAGAGAATTAGTAAAGATGCTAGAGAAAAATGGGTGGTATATAAAGAGAAATGGCGCAAATCATGATATATATACCGATGGTGATCGGATGGAGCCAATTCCGAGACATCCAGATATTAACGAAAGACTAGCAAGGAACATTATCAAGAAGCTGGGGTTGAAATAGCCCCAACTTCTCGATATGTGTAACTAAAAATAATTTTCAAGTAAGACATGGTATAGGAAAAGTTAATGCGTAGGAGGAAAGAAAATGTATAGGAGAAAGGCGTATCCAATCGTAATTTCAAAAGAATCCGATGGATTTTATGTAGAAATCCCAGATTTTGACATTGCGACACAGGGGGAGGATATTGCGGATGCTATGGAAATGGCACGAGACGCAATAGGATTGATGGGTATTGAATATTTGGATTGCGAAAAAGAAATTCCAGAACCAAATTCAGTAGAAATAAAAGCGGATAAAGATGACATTGTTACATTAGTAGACGTTGATTTCGTGGAATACAGAAAAAAGGTAGATAATAAGGCAGTGAAGAAAAACTGCACGATTCCATACTGGCTGAATGTAGAAGCTGAAAAAGCGGGAATCAATTATTCAAAAGTCCTACAGGATGCGATTATGCGTGTTCTTGGGATTCAAAAAAATGTTTACTAATTCTCTAGTTATATAAAGAGGAAGAGCGCCTTGCCATGTGGTATAGGTGCTTTTCTTATGTCGTGACAAACGTAGGGTAGACAGGTTCGACTCCTGTACACGACTTTGTGATGTGAGTATACAGGCTGCACAGCTGAGGTCTGTTCTGGGAGTGCACACCGGACTTACATCACAAATGGTACCAAAAAGCAGATATCCGCAGATCTGCAAAACAAACAAAAATAGATTCAGTAATCTATATTTAGTGTCAGTACCCGAGTGCGGATAGGGTAAAGGGTGTCAATAAAAGGCATCCTACGGGTGTATAGCTCAGTTGGTAGAGCAATCGGCTGTTAACCGATGTGTCGCAGGTTCGAGTCCTGCTATACCCGTTGTGGACTACTGCAAGGTTCCTCTTTTGTTTATATAATTTTCGATTGTGCATTTGGTTATTTTGGTTTTGTTGCTGTTATAATTCCTTCATTTTGCAGTAGTCCTAAATTCTTGGCATCCAGAGATGGGTGCTTTTATTGGGTATTATCAAAAGAATGTTATGTAAGCATGACAAGACAGAGTATGTCAGCACAGATCTTGTAAGACAGAATGATGGCAGCTTTATCACGAAGCACACGTGGAGATGTAAGAACTGTGGGAAGCTGATTGAAGGGAAAAAGCATGGGAAAGTTTTACGAAAGCCGAAAGTGGAAAAAGAAAAGAGAACACATTCTAAGGCGTGACGCATACCAGTGTCAGGAGTCTAAGAGATATGGTAAGTATGCAGAAGCAACGACAGTACACCATATCTACCCGCTGGAAGAGTATCCAGAGCTTGCGCTTACGGACTGGAATCTTATCAGCATGTCAGCGGCGCAGCATGATCGGATGCACGACAGGAAGACGGACAAGGTGACAAGCCTTGGAATGTACTGGCAGAGGAAAAGGAGAAGGGAGTTTGAAGCATGGAAAAAATCAAGATGTATGGATTGAGATGGTGTGGGCAAGTAGAGGTACAAGTAAGTGAAGTTGCAAGAGTGCTTGAGGATATAGTAAAAACGAGCATAGAAATGCATGGGGATAGTGATTATACGAGTTATAGTGTTAGTGCATACTGCGTGGATGAAATAGAAGTATCGATTGTTGCAATAAGCAAAAAAGAGGCATGCGAGATAAAAGAATGGTTGAAAGACAAAACAGGAATAGAAATGGAAATGAAAGAGATACAGGTATCCCCCCTCCCCTTTTAAGATTTAAAAAATCTCCCGAGAAAAAAAAGCGAGAGCG